ACAACAAGCTGATCAACGTCGTAAGGACGTTGAGTTCCAACTGAAAGGCAGTCAGTATGGTATTGCCTACACCGATGGAACAGAGAAGATCACACAGCTTAATCGTCCTGTTGAGAACAATCTTCTTCCTCAGGTTGAGTTGCTTACTAAGCAGCTCTATGTTCAGTTGGGTTTGACTGAGGACGTCATGAACGGCACAGCGGACGAGAAGACCATGCTGAACTATATGAATCGAACTGTCGAGCCGATCTGCGATGCGATTGTTGAGGGAATGCGTCGCGTGTTCCTCACAAAGACTGCTCGAACGCAGGGTCAAGATCTTCTATATTTCAGGGACCCATTCCGACTTATCCCGATCGGCGGAGAAGGTGGTATTGCCGACATTGCTGACAAGTTCGCACGCAATGAGATCTTGTCGTCTAATGAGGTCCGTCAGATCGTCGGATACAAGCCGTCGAAGGAGCCGAAAGCGGATCAGTTGATCAACGCCAATATGCCAACAAGTGATACTGGTGTTGTGGACAAGAAGACTGACCCAAAGGTCGGTAACTTTGTAAAAACTACCCTAGAGCGCTCGAAAGCGCCGAAGACCAACTCAGGAAAGGATCAGCCAAATGAGATTTAATGTTCTCTCGGACTTCGGTGACTCTTCGCCGGAGACCAGCCTTATGCACGCAGATGGAACGATGCCTAAGCCCGATTTCTCGGGATGGGCCACTAAGGCCAATCTGCAGTGCTCGGATGGTCGCACCATCCTAACTGATGCCTTCAAGCATCAGGACAAGATGCAGGTGCCGCTCGTCTGGCAGCATGGCCACAGCAACCCGGGTAACGTCTTGGGGTATGCGATCCTTGAGCACCGCGAAGAGGGCGTCTACACTTATGGCTATTTCAACGACAGCGACTCGGGAAAGAATGCCAAGACTCTCGTTCTTCATGAGGACATCAAGGCTCTTTCTATATTTGCCAACAAGCTGGTCGAAAAGGCCAAGCAGGTCTCGCATGGTGTCATTCGCGAGGTCTCGCTCGTTCTGGCGGGGGCTAACCCCGGTGCTCTGATCGATAACATCGAGCTTCAGCATGCTGATGGCGATGTAGTTACGATCGACGACGAGGCGATCATCTATACCGGCGAAACTCTGAAGCACGAGGAAGATGCCGGAAACAAGGAGACCGAGACCGAGGACGAGACGGTTCAGGACGTCTATGACGATATGACCGACGAACAGAAAGGGGTCGTCCACTACCTAGTGGGTGCGGCTCTCGAGAACAAGGCTGCTCCGAGCGGCGACAAAACCGAGGTCGCTCAGAGCGGCACGACGACTACTCAAGAGAACATCACTCATGATAAGGGAGGACGGACCATGAAGCGGAACATCTTCGAGCAGCAGAACCCGGCTGGCGACGACGAGAAGCACGAGCTTTCTCACGACGATGTCAAGGGCATCGCGGCAGATGCTGTCAAGCGTGGCTCGCTGAAGTCGGCCGTCGAGGCTTACGCCCTTGAGCACGGTATCAACGATATCGATACCCTGTTCCCGGACGCGAAGACCATCACCAGTACTCCCGAGTGGGATGCTCGGCGCATGGAGTGGGTGAAGTCCGTTCTCAATGGGACCCGTCACTCGCCGTTCTCGCGTATCAAGTCGATCGTAGCCGATATCACGATCGATCAGGCGCGTGCTCTCGGTTACATCAAGGGGAACCTGAAGAAGGAGGAGTTCTTCGGGCTCACCAAGCGTATCACGACGCCGACGACGATCTATAAGAAGCAGCAGCTCGATCGAGACGACATCATCGACATCACCGACTTCGATGTCGTGACGTGGCTCAAGGGCGAGATGCGACTCATGCTCGACGAGGAGCTCGCACGCGCGGTGCTGATCGGTGACGGCCGCCCGGCGGCAGATCCGGCTAACGCTGCCAATCCCAACCCCGACAAGATCCGAGACCCCGCTGGGGCCGTGGACGGTGCGGGTATCCGTTCGATTCTCAGGGATCACGACCTCTATGCAGCCAAGGTCAACATTGAGGACGGCATGGCCCTTCTCGACTCGGATCCGTCGGCAGTCGTAGACGCGATCCTTCTGCAGATGGGGCAGTACAAGGGCTCTGGGCAGCCGACGTTCTACACCACTCTGCCTGTGCTCACTAAGCTGCTCCTTGCTCGTGATGCAATGGGTCGGCGTCTGTACCGTACGGCGTCTGATCTGGCGGCCGAGCTGACCGTGTCCAGTGTGGTCGCGGTTGAGGTGATGGAGACCAATGCAAACCTCCTCGGTATCATCGTTAACCTGCAGGACTACACCGTCGGCGCGGATCGTGGCGGGGATATTTCGATGTTCGATGATTTCGACATCGACTACAACCAGTACAAGTACCTGATCGAGACCCGTGTTTCCGGTGGGCTCACCAAGATCCGGTCTGCACTGGTTGTTAACAGCGTTAACCTGGTTCCGTAGTCTAGATGAAGTTCCATGGTAAGGTTGGGTACGGCCAGACCATGGAGATGTCGCCTGGTGTGTATGAAGATGTCATCGTGGAGCGAGAGTATTACGGTGACATGCAACGAGCGAGTCGTCAGGTTGTCCCGGGAGAGAATCTTAACCCGGATCTTTCCTTGGGCAACACGATTGAAATCGTGGCGGATTCTTATGCAAATGAGAATTTCTTCAACATTCGGTATGTAGAATGGCGGGGGCAACGCTGGACTGTTTCCAATGTAATGATTCAGCGCCCTCGTCTAGTTATGTACCTTGGGGAGGTGTACAATGGCCCCACGGCTGCAGCTCCAGTCGCTCCTTAACGGGATTACTGAGAACGTCTACTTCCAGCCTCCGAACAACGTCCAGATGCAGTATCCGTGCATCGTGTACACACGAGATGGTAGTCGTGTTAACTTCGCAAACAATAAGATGTTTTCGCGCATTAAGAAGTATCAGATTACGGTTGTTGATCGTAATCCTGATAGCATCCTGCCAGATACTGTGGAAGAGCTGGATTACTGCCAGTTCAACCGATTCTTCACGGCGGACAACCTCAACCACTGGGTCTTTACCCTTTTCTTCTAAGAAAGGATAGCACATGACACGTCTTGCATGGGACAGTGTCGGCGAGCGGTTTTACGAAACCGGCGTCGATCATGGTGTTCTGTATCTCCCCGATGGGGCTGGCGTCTACAACCAGGCGTATCCTTGGAACGGTCTGACGACCGTCACTGAGTCGCCCTCGGGTGCCGAGGCCAATCCGCAGTATGCGGACAACATCAAGTACTTGAATCTTCTATCCGCTGAGGAGTTTGGCGCGACTATTGAGGCATTCACGTACCCGGACGCCTTCGCAGAGTGTGACGGCACCGCTATGCCCTCTCCTGGGGTCATGATTGGGCAGCAGGGTCGTCGACTCTTCGGTCTGGCCTATCGAACCCTAGTCGGTAACGATCAGGTCGGTACGGAGAAGGGCCATAAGCTCCATCTCATCTATGGCGCTCAGGCAGCTCCGTCGGAGAAGGCCTACTCGACCATCAATGACTCGCCAGAGCCGTTGACGTTCTCTTGGGAGGTCACCACGAACCCGGTCCAGGTAACGGGGTTCAAGCCGACGGCCCAGATGGTCATCGACAGCACCAAGGTCACCGCAGCCAAGCTCCAGCAGCTGGACGACATCCTCTTTGGGACGGTCGGCGACGAACCTCGCCTGCCCCAGCCCGATGAGGTCATCGCCATCTTCGGTGCCGGAGTGGTTAATGTGAGCACCAAGACCGCGGCAAACCAGCCGTCGTTCAATGAGACAAGCCGTGTGGTCACTCTGCCGAATGTCGTCGGTATCCAGTGGACTTACAACGGCGAGCAGGTTCCTGCTGGTGCTCAGCCCGCAATTCCCGCTGGGGAGTCGGCTGAGATCTATGCTGTGGCTCAGCCTGGCTACAACATCACCGGTGACGACTACTGGGTGTACGGCTAGTAGAAAGTTCGACAAGTGGAAAGGACCAAAGAATGCTCACTATCACAGTTTCAGGAACGGAATCATTCGACGAAACGACAGGAGGATTCGTCGTTGTCGGTGGTACTGATTTGGAACTTGAGCATTCTTTGGTCAGCTTGTCAAAATGGGAGTCAATTCATGAAAGGGCTTTTCTTGGTAAGGAAGCCAAAACGTCGGAGGAAGTAGTTTCGTACATCAAATGCATGGTTGTGACCTCAAAAATTCCCCCGGAGGTTTTCCAGGAACTCTCCGAAGACAACTTCGCAGCGATCAACGAGTACCTCAATGCAAAGATGACGGCAACCTATTTCAACGACGTTCCTGGTACTCCGAATTCACGTGAGGTGGTTACTTCCGATCTCATCTACTACTGGATGACTGTTTTCAGCATTCCATTTGAGTGTGAGCACTGGCATCTCAACCGCCTATTCACTCTCATCCGGATCTGCAACATCAAGCAGGAGAAGCCCAAGAAGATGAATCGGGCTCAGATCGCTTCACGAAACCGAGATCTTAACGAGCAGCGTAAGAAGCAGCATGGGACAACGGGATAGAAAGGAGACCGCATGGCGGAGCTTGTTTGGCATCAAGTCGGAGATCGGATCTATCAGACGGGCGTCGATCGCGGAGTCCTATACCTACCCGACGGTATTGCTGTAGCCTGGAATGGGTTGACTTCTGTTGAGGAGACATTTAGTCAAGAACACAAGTCATACTATCTCGATGGTGTGAAGTATCTCGAACATCAGCTTCCGGGAGATTTCGCTGCCTCACTCAAAGCATTTACCTATCCGGATGAATTTAATCAAGTAGTTGGTGTTAGGGACATAGGTAGTGGAGTATTCATTCATGATCAGAATCTGACAAGCTTTGGTTTATCGTATCGTACGTTAATCGGCGACGATGTTTCTGGAATAGATCGCGGCTATAAGATTCATCTTCTCTATAATCTTATAGCAGTTCCTGATAATAATGCCTATATGTCATTAAACGATCAGTCTGCGCCCATTGAGTTTAGTTGGTCTTTGTCTGGGGTACCTTCGAGTGTTCCCGGGTATCGTCCGACTGCACATATTAGTCTTGACTCAACCAAGATGGATTCGGTAACGCTTGAGGAAGTTGAGACTATACTGTATGGTTCGCCTGGGGTTAACCCGAGGCTTCTGTCGTTCCAAGAGATGTCTACATTTATTGGAATTACTATTACCGATAACGGGGATGGCACATGGACCGCAGTTGGTCCGGACCAGTTAATTACTATGCTCAATGCCACAACCTTCGAAATCGCAAACGCAAATGCGGTATATTTGAATACGGACACGTATAACATCTCTTCGAACTAAGGAGGCCTAATGGCCATCGTCACAGGCCTTACGGCCGCACGAATGGAAGCAATCGAGGCCGCATCGATTGTCAATGGCGGAGTGGTTCTCGATAACCTTATCCTTACTAAGAAAGATGGAACTACTGTTGATGCTGGTAACGTTCGCGGCGCGCCGGGTCCTGTTGGACCGCCGGGTGATGTCTCGGACGTGAGTTTGCGTCGTGGCTTGTTCAGTGCATGGCGAAGTGCTGCTTTTAATGTATCGCCGATTGCCTTTACTCCCGTTCCTATGGACGCGGAGGAATTTGATTTCAGTGGTTGGCATGATGTGTCAACAGGACGCTTCCAACCACTACTAGCGGGTTACTACCGTCTGAATGTAAATATAGGCCTCGACACGACGGTTTCAAGCGGTACTTTATTGCTAATAGCGCTATTTAAGAATGGAGTCGCATGGAAGTATATTCAGGCGGTCTATACGGGGGGCGGGCAGACAGCCATACTATCGGGAACGATTATTGTGTATGCGAATGGTACGACAGATTACTTTCAGCCTGGTTTTTATCATAACCATTCTGTAGCAGTAAACATAAAGCAAGGATCAGGTAATGGTACTAGGTTCCAAGGCGAATTGATTGCCCCAGCCGCTTAGCGTCTAGAAAGGAGGAATCTTGGTCACTGTAGAAACTGGAGGTTCCTTCGACAACTTGGAATCGTTTCTCAATCGGATAAAGAACCAGGACTTTTTTGCGGGGTTTGAGTGGTATGGCGCAATCGGAGTGGGCGCTCTTAGTGCTGCTACTCCGATAGAGTCTGCGAAGACGGCTAACTCATGGTCTTATGAGATTGTCAATAAACCAGGATATTTTGCTATCCACTGGTTGAACTCTAATCTCGAGGACCCGGGACGTATTCCTGTTGCTATCCTAATTCAATATGGCCACGCTACCGGAAACGGCGGATACATTCACGGACGAGACTTTATCAACCCGGTTATGCAACCTATATTTGACCAAATGGCCGACGACGTGTGGAAGGAGGTGACCGGGTAATGGGTAGCATTGATGAACGCATCGTTTCAATGAAGTTCGATAATAAAAGTTTTGAGAACGGCGTAGCTCAAACTATGGCTTCGATCGACAAGTTGAACGCCAGCTTGGCCCAGATTGGTTTGGTCACTGGCTTCGCCGATATTAATACGGCTGCGGATAAGGTTACTCTCGAAGGGCCTATGTCTGCGTTGGATAGGTTGAAAGCACGGTTTGGTCTGGCTGGCGACGATGCCACCGAAGGTATGGCGGGTGTTGAGCAGGCCGGAGAACGGGTTACTCTCAGTGGACCTATGGCCGCGTTGGACAGGTTGAAAGCACGATTTGGTCTAACAGGTGACGATGCCGCCGAAGGTATGGCAGGTATTGAGCAGTCTGCAGATCGAGTTGAGCTTAGTGGACCTATGTCCGCTTTGGATAAGCTGAAAGCACGATTTGGTCTAACAGGCGATGATGCCGCTGCAGGTATGGCAGGTATTGAGCAGGCCGGAGATCGAGTCGAGCTTAGTGGACCTATGTCAGCGTTGGACAGGTTGAAAGCACAGTTTGGTTCAACAGGTGCCAACGCCGCTTCGGAATTCGAAGAGATTAATACGGCCGCAGACAAAGTCACCTTTGCCGAAATGGCTTCTGGAATAGATAACATCTCTTCCAAGATCTCGGTAATGGGTGTTGTGGCGTTCACTGCAATTAACGAGATCAGCAAATCTCTCCTTGAGTTTGGTAAGAAAACTGTTACCGGCTTACTAGACCCGATTCTTGGGGGAGGTAAGGACCGAGCCATTAAGATTGAACAGGCTAAGTTTCAGTTTCGTGGTCTGGGTCAAGACGTAGAGAAGTCTATGGATAGTGCTCTGGCAGCGGTTAAGGGCACAGCATACGGTTTGGATGCAGCAGCTTCAGTAGCCGCCCAGTTTGGCGCTACTGGTATGAAGGCCGGAGATGAGATGACCGGTGCCCTTAGGGGTGTTGCCGGTATGGCGGCAATGACCGGCACATCTTATGAAGAGATCGGTCAGATTTTCACTACTGTTGCTGGTGAGGGTAAGCTCTCGACAATGCGAATGCAGCAGTTTGCAACTCGCGGTGTCAATGTGGCTGCCCAGCTTGCTAAGCAGATGGGCAAAAGTGAAAACGAAATTCGGCAAATGGTTCGCGATGGCGAAATCAGTTTCAAGGACTTTGCCAAGTACATGGACGAGGCCTTTGGCGAGCATGCCACAAAGGCTAATGAAACATATTCGGGTTCGCTTGCCAATGTGAAAGCGGCACTTTCTCGTGTAGGTGCATCTCTTCAAGCCCCTCGGCTTGAGGCTATGCGAAAGATATTTAACGCTCTTACTGATGTTATCGATAAGTTCGCCGAAGCTCTCGAGCCGGCTATCGAGCAGTATACCAAGTTTACCGAAATCAGCAGTGATCGAGTAGTCGAATTTCTCAAGTCATTCAATTTCGACAGACTGACTAAGGCTCTTCCCGCCGTAATTCAAGGCGTGAAGAATGTCTTTACCTCGTTGTTGGCCATCATAAAGCCGATTGGACAGGCTTTCCGCGATATTTTCCCGCCAAAGACTGGCGAAGCATGGACCAACGCGGCGAATAGTTTTCAAGCGTTTACTAGTAAACTAATACCTAGTAAAAAAACGGCAGAGAATCTCAAACGGACATTCCGAGGACTCTTTGCTGTAGTCCATATTGGTATAACCATCATTGGCAAGATTGTCCAGATGTTTGGAAAGCTTCTTGGAGCTTCTGGACAAGGCGCCGGCGGTATCCTGAATTTCACAGGAAGTATTGGCGATTTCCTAGTCTCAGTTGACAAGGCTCTTACCAAGGGTGGGCTTCTCACCGCCTTCTTTGATATTCTAACTAATGTACTCTCGGCACCTATTAAGCTTCTTGGAGCTATCGGTGATGCTATATTTGGATTGTTCGATGGGGCAGATAGTAGCAAGGTCGATAAGTTCGGCAACTCAATGTCTGATCTTTCGGATAAACTCAAGCCGACTGGTAAGGCATTTGACGGTCTTGGTAAGGCGTGGGATAAGCTTAAGAAACTTCTCCAACCCGCTCTGGATGAAATCGGAAAAGCTCTCAGTGGATTCGGCGATATTGTAGCTAGTGCATTCTCAGCCGATAACATCGACACAACCCTCGAATTTATTCAAACCGGACTTATCGCAAGCTTGGTTGGAGCGCTCAAGAAGGCCCTAGGCGCCGACATGGGTATTGACTTTGGTGGAGGGTTTCTCGGCCAGCTCTCCGAGATGTTCAAAGTTCTATCCGGAAACTTGATGGCGATGCAGCAGAATCTTAAAGCTAAGACTCTACTATCTATTGCGATGGCGATTGGTGTCTTGGCCGCAGGTGTTCTTGTATTGTCCACGATTGAACCCGCAGCTCTCGCTAAGGCCATGAGTGCAGTTGTGGTAGGCCTTGGTCAGCTAGTCGCGGTTATGTTACTATTGGCGAAGACTACCGCCGGTAAGGGATTTGTAGGAGTAACTGCTTCGGCGGCCGCGTTGATACTTTTGGCTACGGCTGTGACTATCCTTTCTGTAGCAGTAACTATATTCTCTAAGCTTTCATGGAACGAATTGGTCAAAGGTTTGGTCGGCGTAGGCGGAGCTTTGGTCGCAGTTGCCCTAGGAACAAAGATGTTGGGACCAAGTCTTGTTCTTACGGCAGCAGGACTTATCCCGCTGGCAATAGGAATGAATCTTCTAGCAGTTGCGGTTATGCAGTTTGGAAACCTGTCGTGGGAAGAGTTGGTAAAGGGTCTTGTTGGTTCGGCCGGAGCCATTGTCGGTATCGGTTTGGCCATACGACTCATGCCTCCATCGATAATACTAATTGGACCGGCTCTAATTGCCTTGGCATTTGCGATGAATTTGCTTGCAGTAGCTGTGTTTGCGTTTGGATCTATGGATCTGCTTACCCTCGGTAAGGGCATCCTAGGTATCGCTGCCGCATTGGTTGCCATAGGATTGGCAATCACGGTTATGCCGCCAACGTTAGCTCTTCAGGCTGCTGGGTTATTGCTCGTTTCAATAGCATTGACTAGTATGGCGGCCGCTATTGGTGCAATGGGCAGTTTGGATATTCTCACGCTGGTCAAGGGCATTGCCGCTCTGGGCGCAGTTCTAGTGGTTTTGGGGATTGGCCTAACGGCTATGTCTGGAACTCTTGCTGGCTCAGCAGCGTTGCTAGCTGCTGCAGCAGCTTTGGCCGTTATCGCTCCGGTACTTGGTTTCCTTGGACAGCTTGAAATCGGTACCATAGTCAAGGGTTTAGCGGCAATAGCTGCTGTGTTGGGGATCCTGGCAATTGCTGGGCTCGTTGCCTCTGCGCCGCTGGCTGCTTTGGGCATAGCGATGTTGCCTTTAGCTGCAGTAATGGTTGTAACAGCTTCGGCGGCTTACATATTTGCCGAAGCTCTCCAAGTTATGGGGGGCGAGGGTACCAAAGGCATCGGTGTTATGGTTGCTGCTATTACGGCATTTATTGCTCTCTTACCCGCAATGCTCCTTGGTTTCGTCAAGGGCTTAGTAGATATTATTGCTCAGATAGCGATAGTTGCACCACAGGTTACAGAGTCTCTAGTTAAGATCATCACCGCAATGGTTGGAGTTATCGTCAAGGCAGCGCCGCAATTGTTGATAGCGATCAGTACTTTGATCGGTCTCTTCGTTGTTGCGGTTGTTGAGAACGGACCCAAAATTATTGCAGCAGGCTTCCTGCTGCTGGTCTCTTTCCTTTCGGGTCTAGCCAACAACATCGGAAAAGTAACTACACTGGGCGTTAAGGTTGTTCTTGAGTTTCTCAAGGCAATTACCAAAGATATTGGTAAGTTAGTTACCGCTGGTGCTAAGTTCCTAGTCGAATTTCTGGGTGGAATCGCTAAGAACATGTCGAAGGTAGTTGGCGCGGCAAGTAATGTGGTAGTCAAGTTCCTTAAGGCTGTTGCGTCTCATACCTCTAAGATCATTAGTGCTGGATTCGATATTCTAATAGCGTTTATCAAGGGAATCGTCGATGGGTTTGCACGAGTTATAACAACTGGTATCAAACTGATCGGCGAGTTTATCGTAGGGATAAATCGGGGTATTCCAGATCTTATAGAAAAGGCGGTTGAGGTAGTAGGTACAGTTATAAAGTCAATGGCTGAAGGTCTAGTCAAGTTGGCGGATGTTGGTGCCGAAGCCATAATCGACTTTATGAATGGCATGGCTGATACAATTAGGGAGAAAGCTCCTAGAATTCGTGAAGCAGGTGCAAACCTAGCTGGTGCACTCATTAGCGGTATGACCTTTGGTTTGTCAGACAAGGTCCGCCCGCTTTTCGCAAAAATTAGAGAGATCGTTGGTAAGATCCCGAAGGCAGTAAGGAAGCTTCTAGGAATTCGCTCGCCGTCAAAGGTATTCTCTGAGATTGGTCATCAGACAATGGATGGTCTTACAAAGGGGATATTCGACGGAGGATCTGATACCGAACAAGCAATGGAGACCTCTGGTAACCAAGTAGTCAAGATGGCCAAGAGGACGATGGGTAACCTAGGGGATATTCTGGATGGGGTTATAGATTTGGATCCGGTTATAGCGCCAGTACTGGATTTGAGTGCCGTCCATAAGGAAGCCGGAAATCTGAAGTATCTTAATGATTCCATTACGGCGGCCGCTTCCTTCAATCAGGCCTCGGCTATCTCTCAAGAGAAGACCGCATCGGAAACTGCTCAAGCTGCTGAAGCGGCCCAAGCCGGACCGTCATTTAACTTTGAGCAAAACAACTACTCTCCGGAGTCTTTGACGGATATTGAGATCTACCGCAGAACCAACAATCAGCTCTCACAGGTAAAGAGTGCTATTGGGTTGGTTCCCTAAAACCACATGCAAAAATTCCCCGGGGAGCATTTTAGCATTAATGTTTCTCGGGGATATTCACTCAGTGAGAAAGGGGGAACATGCTTACACAAGTAGACGTAGTTGGCTCACGCTTCCGTGAGCCCGTGCTTTCGTTAGGTGGGTTCTACCCTAATCAGAATCCGATACGGATCAGGGATATTTCAGGACTTGGGCCGGTTGAAGCGAACATCATAACTGCCGACTCGGTTCATGATGGTGTTCTGTATCAAGGTTCTAATATTGGCAAGCGAAATATTGTTCTGAAGCTAGGTCTTAATCCCATCCGAGCTGATCAGACAATGTCGTCGCTACGCCAGATGCTCTATAGGTATTTCCTTCCTAAAGCTTGGTGTAAATTTCGATTCTATTCGGATGATATGCCTACGGTTGAGATTGAAGGATACGTCGAGGACTTTGAGCCCAACATATTTTCTAAAGATCCTGAAATCCAAATTTCAGTAATCTGTCCTCAGCCGGATTTCGTTGGGATCGACAGACAGACCTATACTGGTGTTGACATACCAGAAACGATCCAGATGTTTACTTATGATGGTACGGTGGATACAGGATTCGAGATTAACATCGATATGATTGCGCCTATTAACAACAGCGTCGCCAAAAATGGTACTGTAATTACTGAGACACAACACCAACGTATCCGAGTAGGCCCGGCGGGTGGGTTTTATAGTAACTTTCAAACATTATTGGTAGGGGCGAGTAACCATTATTACTTACGTCTCTCTACCATGAAGAACCGGAAGAAAATCGAATACGTTAGAAGATCGGACGGCTTGGTCATCAACCAGCTAGCGAATAAGGTTAAAGATACTTCTTGGCCATTGATCAGACCTGGGATAAACTACTTGGGAGTCCACCGATACAAAAGTCGTGTGGAAACACAAGTTCCGAAAAACTGGACTTTATGGTTTTACAATCGATACGGGGGTCTCTAATGGAGCTTACGGTTCTTACTGAAGAATTTTTGCCTGAGCACGTTATTGATAACTTCACATCACTTATTTGGACTGAGCGCTATACTAGTGCTGGTGATGTGCAACTCGTTTTGCTCCCTACGAAGTTTCATATTGATATTCTAAAGCCAGGAACATTCTTGAGTATCCCTGACTCCAAAGAGATAATGATAGTTGATACCGCGTTGATTGAAGGTGGGTTGCTCAAAGTCAAAGGTCCCAGCCTTATCGATATTCTAAATCATAGGTTTATATGGGAGCCGGACGACGATGACGGGTTCACATGGAAACCGACTAGTACAAGTGATAATGTTCTCCCTAAGGATTATACACGTAAGGATTTTGCTCCGGGACGTTTCATTACTCATGTAGTTAATAGATTTGCTATTGTTGTCCAACCATTCCCCCGATACAATAATGTTCATGCTCTAAATGTTGAGACTGAACAAATCCCCAACTTATTGATAAGTGTTTATGATGATTCGGGTGTAGACGAGGAACTTACTGCTCGGTTAGGTCCTATCTATGATGCTATAAAACCAATCGCTGAGATGTATAAAGTTGGAATGTCATTATATCTTGATTATGTGAATACTGGCGGATCGTATGGTCTTAGATTTAAGACATACAAGGGTAAGAATCGAACCAGCAATCAAACGGAAAATACTCTAATGCGATTGGCACCATCGTTCGATGAAATCTCTGATATAAAAGAACTTGTGTCAAATACTGAAGAGATAAATAATGTGTATGTCTTTTCGTATAATCAGTTTACTCAACTTCGGTTTGACGATTCGGGATCGATTTCTGCCCGCCATCTTGGGGGGATTTCCTCCAGACCAACTGGGCCGTCGCTAGGTCGTCGAACGTTAATCGTTCATCCAGCGCTTACTCCCGAGCTGTATAATAAAAACGCTAATCCCACTCCTTTTCTAAGTAATCGTCAGCTTGCAAGATACTTTTTGACAAGGCCGGTCCATATAGTAGACGGACAAATTAACTCTCTTGCTAACTATAAGTTCGGAGTTGATTATGGGCTTGGGGATCTGATTGAACTTGAGTCGTATATGGGAGCAACTTCCAAGGCTCGGATTACGGAGTATATTCGCAGTCATGATAGTAGTGGAGAAAAAGCTTACCCCACCGTGGTCGTTGAACCATAGGAAGGAGATGGCGTTGTGACAGATCACTGGACAGGCTTTGCTCTGGATGAAGCATTTAAGACGATCCGGGAGGATGTCCGAGAAGTTCGTGATGAAACTAAAGCGGTATCTGATCAGTGCCGTCACGATCATGAGGCCGTAATAGCTCGTCTAGACTTACAAGACTCTACACGGGATAACGCAAAGATAGAATCTCGTAAGGCAATCCTACAGCTAATAGGAGTAATTCTATCGGCTGTTATTATAGCCGGTGGGGCTATTCTTCTTGCATTACTGAATGGAGGACCGCCATGAATTCTAACAAGCGTTATATTATCGCGTTGGTAATTAGTGGATTAGTCATCGTTGCAATTCTGCTTGTCCCAGCTTTGATCGGCTTGAACGAGATTGAGGATCGTCGTGGGAAGCTTGCCGATAAGGCCGAGAACATTGCGCAAAATACCGACACGGCAGACCGCAAGGCAGAAGTCTCTAAGAAGAAGGTCGACGCACTAATCAAGACGGTGAAAGGCGATCAAGGAGAACGAGGTCCTGAGGGCGATATCCCATCATTACCGAAAATTGTCCTGGCTATTCAACAGTGTCGTGATGAGGGTGAGTGCGTCGGTCCAGAGC